AGCTGTTTGCGGCGGAGGACAACGTCATCACCTCCCAGCAGATGTCCAAGGCGCGCGAGGTGGACTTTGTGCAGCGCTTCGCGCACACCAGCCTCCAGCCCCTGCTGAGCGTGCTGGGCGTGACCCGGAAGATCCCCATGATGGAGGGGACCACCCTCTACGTCTACAAGACCGTCGGCACCCTGCAGAGCGGCACGGTGGACGAGGGCGACGTGATCCCGCTGAGCCAGTACGAGCGCACGAAGGTGGCCATGGGCGAGATCGCGCTGAAGAAGTGGCGCAAGGCCGTGACCGCCGAGGCCATCAAGAAGTCCGGCTACGACGAGGCCCTTCGGCAGACCGACGCGGGCATGCTCCGCGACGTGCAGAAGTGGATCCGCACGAGCTTCTTCGACCACCTGAACGACCTGGAGGGCACCACCGTGGCCGCCTCCACCCTGCAGGCCGTGCTGGCCAAGAGCTGGGGCAAGCTGCAGGTGCTCTTTGAGAACGACGCGGCCGAGGCCGTGCACTTCATCAACCCGCTGACCATCGCGGACTACCTGGCCACCGCCACCATCACCACCCAGACCGCCTTCGGCATGACCTACATCGCCGACTTCCTGGGCATGGGCACGGTGATCCTGTCCAGCGGCGTGCCCGAGGGCATCATCTACTCCACGGCCAAGGAGAACATCATCCTGTACTACCTGACCATGGATGGCGACCTCTCCCGCGCCTTCAACCTGACCACCGACGAGACCGGCTACATCGGCATCCACACGAGCCAGACCGACAACCGGGCCCAGATCGAGACCCTGATCATGAGCGGCATCAAGTTCCTCGTGGAGTATGAGAGCGGCGTGGTCATCGGCCACATCGACGCCACCCCGACCCTGCAGAGCGTGACCGTCACCTCCGAGGCCGGCACCGCGGTGGGCGACACGAAGATCACCCTGAGCGGCTACAGCCTGGGCTCCGGCGAGAAGTGGGTCTACAAGACGGCCAAGACCAACGCGCCCACCGTCGTCTACGGCCAGAACCTGCGCGGCTGGACTGCCATCACCAGCGGCTCCGACATCACCCCCACCGCGACCCACGACAAGATCACCGTGGCCGCCGTCGACGCGCAGAATCGTGCGCAGGCTGCCGGCAATGCAGACGTGATAAAAAACTCGCAGTGACCCTATCTGGGCTGGAGATAGGGTCATTGACACTCGACCCGGCATTTGACAGCGCCGTGGTCGAATATACAGCCACGACAACCAACGACGCGGACAAGGTAACGGCGACGGCGACTGACGAGAACGCCGAAATCGAGATAACGCTGGGTGACGCCATCGTGGAAAACGGCGGCAATGCCACATGGACGGCGGGTGAGAACACGCTGACCGTCACCGTGACAAACGAAACGGCGACCAAGGAATACACCGTGACCGTGACTAAATCCGTAGACGAGAATCCCTGACAGCTGGGCGGGAGCAATCCCGCCCAATTTAAATACGCCGTTAAAGAAGGTGATAAACGTGATCGAGCAGATTTGCGCAGCCATTCACAACTACTTCACCGACCCCGACGCCATCCGTCGGGGTCCTTTCACCATATCAGGCGGCACCATTGAGCTGCCGTTTCTCGTGAACGGGCAGTATTTCAGGATTTTGGGATCCATACTGAACGACGGGGTGTATAAGTACCCCGCGGAGGGGCTGACGGACGAGACCTTCGACGGCCAGATCTGGCCGATGATCGTGCCCCGCGAGGTGCGCGAGCTGGCCGTGGAGATCGCGGCCTGGCAGGATAAGTACGGCGAAAAGAACGCCAGCCCCTTCCAGGCGGAGAACGTGATCGGGGTGTACAGCTACACGAAACAGGGCGGGAACACCTCGAAGAACGGCACGGCGGCGGACGCGGCGGGATGGACGGAGGCATTCAAGGGGCGGCTGAAGCCGTGGAGGAGGCTTTACTGATGTGCTTAAATCCTGCCTTCGGCATACTGGCCGAGGCCTTCAGCGAGTGCACCCTGATGCTGCGCGTGGTGGACGCGGAGACCGACGGGCGATTCGGACAGCAGGCCCACTATGAGCCGGGCGACGCCTTCATGGCGATCCTGCAGAAGCAGCAGACCGACGAGCGGACGCAGGGCGGCGGGCAGTACACCCGGGAGAAGTACCGCATCGTGGTGAGCGCGGAGATCGAGCTGAGCGCCGGCGACGTGGTGCGCAGGGAGTCGGACGGCCTGACCGTGCGCCTGACCGCCAACACCCGGGACGGCGCGGCGCCAACCGCATCGACCCTGCAGATCGCGAAAGCCGACTGCGAAAGGTGGGAGATACCATGAGCGAGATCGACGCGGCGCTTTACCGCTTTTTCAACCGCTTTTGCCCCTACGTCTACCGGGAGGACGACGCGCCCCTCAACGCGCCATTCCCCCACATCACCGTAAAAGTCACCCAGCCCAGCTGGGACGCCTCCGCCCCCATCTATGCCCGCATCTGGGCCCGCGGCGAAAGCTACGACCCGGTGGACGCGCTGGCCGACCAGATCGCCAGAGCCATCGGCCATGCGGGCGTGAGCATCCCCACCCGCACGGGGTGCGTGTGGCTGTATCGGGCGAAGAACTTCGCACAGCACATGCCCATGCCCGGCGACCCGTCCCTGCAGTGCGTCTACCTGAGTTTAGTGCTTCAGGCCTTGACAGAATAGGAGAGTGAGAGACCATGAGCAAGTTCACAATCTACCCCGCGGAGTTCTGGAAGAAGATCCAGCTCAACGCGGGCATCGTCGTCCGCGGCTTCGACCCCACGGACAAGTCCTTCGAGAGCATGCTGGGGGCCACCGGCGGCGGCCTGACCTTCGACCCGAAGCCCACCTACGAGGATTTCGGCTCGGACATCGACAACGTGCCCCCCAACACCCTGCAGCTGAAGCGCTGCAAGAGCTACGACCCGACCCTGACCGGCACCCTAAAGACCATCGACGCGGACACCGCCGCGGAGCTCTGCCCCGGCAGTTCCGTCGACGGCGTCATCACCCCCGCGTCCAAACTGACCCCGGCGATGTTCCAGGACGTGACCATCCTCGCCGACTACTCCGAGGTGAACGACGACGACACCACCAGCGGCGCGGTGGCGGGCTACATCGCCATCACCATCAAGAACGCCCTGAATACCACCGGATTCAAGTGGAAGACCAACAAGGACGGCAAGGGCGACTTCGACTTCGAGATCCACGGGCACTATGACCTTAACGCCCCCGGCGAACCGCCCTTTGAGATCCACGTGATCGAGCCCACCCGCCCGTCGCTGACCGCCCTGACCGTCACCAGCACCGCCGGCACCGCCAGCGGCGACACCAACATCGCAGTGAGCGGCTACACCCTGGGCTCGGGCGAGAAGTGGATGTACCAGACCGCGGCCTCCACCGCGCCCACCGTCACCTACGGCCAGACCTGCGCCGCGGGCTGGACGCAGCTGACCAGCGGCGACGACATTACCCCCGCCGCCGGGCACACGAAGATCGCCGTCGTGGCCGTGGACGCAGGCAACTGCGCCATAGCCTACGGCTCCGCCACCATCGTGAAGGCGGTCTAAGGCGAAGAGACCGGCGTCCCTGCGTAAGCGTGGGGACGCCGTTTGAGACGGGGAAAAGGGAAAAGGGAAAAGGGAACAGGGAAAAGGAATAGCCCGGGCCACGACGGTAAAGGGAACAGGGAACAGGGAACAGGGAACAGGGAACAGGAATAGCCAGGGACCCGACCGACTACCCGCCTCCGCCCCATCGCCCTCACACATCACCGCCCCGTAGGGACGCCATTCATGGCGTCCGCGTAACCCCCGTCATCCTCACACACCACCAACCCCCGTAGGGACGCCCCATGGGGCGTCCGCGTCACCCACCAACATACGAAAGGTGTTGCATAAAATGAAACATCTGGGGAATTGCACGAACACAGAATTTCTGCGGCAGGCGATGAAGATCCGCGGGCCACTGCAGGCTTGGCTCAAGCGCACGGGGATCCCAGCCATACGCACGCGCAGGCCGGCGGACTTTGAACCCATGACGCCAGAGGCCGAGGCCGCCCTGCCGCCGGAAGAGCAGGAGGCGCGGCGCGCCGTGCTGATACGGCAGGCGCGGGAGAACACCGCCGACATCATCGACGCGGCGCTGAGGATGGACTTCGAGAATACCATCGACCTCATCTGCATGGCCACTTTCCACGAACGCAGCGAGTTCGACGACCATCCGCTGCCGGAATACCTGGAGGCCATCGGGGAGATCATGCGGTCCGAGGCCGTTGTGAGTTTTTTTCGCGTATACCTGTAGCCGATGCAGCGTGGATCCGCGTCGTATCGGCGGTGGACTTGCAGATGCTGAAATGTTTTGGCTTGGCATATCTCAACGATCTGCTTTCCGCCGCAATGGCCGCGCAGGACCGCGAGGACGGATACAGGGTATACGTCACCGACGCGCTGGCCGCCATCGCGCGCCAGCTGGGCGTCACCATCAATACGCGATTCTATGACATCATCGCCCCACAGCCGCAGGCGCCCGCGGACACCCGGCCCGCCGGCGAGATCGCGCGCGCCATCATCGAGGGCGCGGGGCTGCGCGCGCGGGCGAGAAAGGAGGCCGAATGAACGTTTTCGAACTCGTGGCCACATTAGGCCTCGACACCACCGGCTTCACCGCCGGCCTTGGCATGGTATCCGGCGCGATAGGCACGCTGACCAGCACCGTGATCGGCTTCGGCCGCGACGTGATCGAGACCGGCATGGGCTTCGACTCCGCCATGGCCTCCGTGCGCGCCGTGCTGGGCGAGACCGAGGGCTCCATGGAGAACATGGAGAGCTTGCGGGCCTACGCGCTGGAGCAGGCGCGGACTTCGATCTTCACCGCGGAGGAGGCCGCCAACGCATACTACTACATGGGCATGGCGGGATGGAAATCCGAGCAAATGACGGCGGGCCTCCCCGCCATCATGGCGCTGGCCGCCGCATCCGGCGAGGATCTGGCCACCGTATCAGACATCGTCACCGACAGCCTGACCGCCTTCGGACTGGGCGCCGATCAGGCGTCCAACTACGCCGACATACTGGCACAGGCAGCGACCAACAGCAACACCAACGTGGCCATGATGGGCGAGACCTTCAAGTACGTCGCCCCCATCGCGGGCGCGCTGGGCGCGGACGTGGACGACGTGGCCATGTCCATCGGGCTCATGGCCGATCAAGGCATCAAGGCCAGCATGGCGGGCACGTCCATGCGTCAGATCTTCACCCGCATTTCAACGAACGCAGGCGAGACGAAGAACAACATCGGCGCATTGACCATCCTCACCGAGAAGCTGGGCGTGGCCTTCCGCGACGAGAACGGCCACATGCGCGACTGGGGCGACATCGTGAAAGAGTGCCGCGTGGCCTGGAAGGATCTGGACGAAGCGACCCAGATATATTACGCAAAGCAGATCGCGGGCGAGCGCGGCATGACCGCGTGGCTGGCGATGATGAACGCCAGCGAGGAGAAGGTCACCCAGCTGGAGGAGGCCTTCGCCAACGCAGGAGGCGCGGCGCAGAAGATGGCCGACACCCGGCTGGACAGCCTTGCCGGCGACATTGAATACTTTTCCAGCGCGTACAACATCCTGAAACAGACCATTTTCGACGACGTGAAGGGCCCCATGCGCGAGATCGTCCAGTGGGCCACCGACGCCATTAACGACATCACTGAGGCCATCAGCGAGGAAGGCCTGGCAGGCGGCGTCCGCGTGCTGGGCGAGAAGATCGCCGAGGCGGGCGACATCTTCCAGCCCCTGATGGAGGGCATCGGCAAGGCGGCACAGCCCATACTCGATCAACTGACTGACACCCTGATCGACAAGCTCCCCACCGCCGCGGAGAAGCTGATCGGCGCCCTCCTCGCATCACTGGGCGACGCGCTGACCGCCGAGGGCGACGGCCCCGGCGGCCTGCTGGGCTTTGTCGTGGGCATGGCGGGCTACGGCCTGCAGATCACCGCGTGGCTCAAGGGCCTATTCAAACCGGCGGCGCAGGAGGCCGGCAAGGAGTTCATCACGTCGGTCTACACCACCGCCACCGACCCCACCATGGTGGAGGACGGGGCCAACATCATCGCGACGTTCATGGGCGACCCCACCATGATACCTGACAGCGTGGGCGCGGCCATCACCGAGAACCAGCAGACCATCGCCGACCCGATGGAGGATGCGCTGGAGGCCGCGGCCACCCCCGCCGCGGACCAGATGCTGACAGACATCGGCGCGAAGCTGGGCGAGCTGACCAGCCCGGTGCAGGCGGCCATCGAGGCCGCGGGCTTTCCCGCCGGCCAGAACCTCGCCAGCGCCATCAACACGGAGCTTCAGTCCTACCCCTTCACCATCAACGTGACGGCAAACGTGCAGGGATTGCCGACTCAGCACAACGCCAGCGCCATGGACACCGGCCGCATATTCACCCGCCCCACCATTTTCGGCTACGCCAACAGCGCCTTCCAGGTTGCGGGCGACGCGGGCGCCGAGGCCGTGGTGGGCGTGAGCTCACTGCAGAGCATGATCTCCCGGGCCGTGCGGGCCGCCGTGGGCGCCAATGCCCCCCGCGAGATCGTCATTCCGAGAGAGAACACCCGCCCGGTGAACGTGATCTTCGAGTTTGACGGGATCCAGAAGATGATCTACAGGCTGAACAAGGCCGAGGAGCAGCGCGTGGGCGTGCAGCTGAAAGGAGGCGGCTGACAGTGTTCTCGATAGACGGCATCGTGTGGCCCTACCCCTGCACCATCGAGCGGAAGGCGGAGATGAAGCCCAGCGACATCTCGGGCGAGCTGCTGGACAAGACCTACTTTAACGACGTACTTGGCACCTACATGAGCTACAGCGTGCGCATCGCGGTGCCCCTGACGGACCGTGACACCTACACCCAGATCTACGAGGCGATCACCGCCCCGGTGGACGGGCACAGTTTCGTGTTCCCCTACAACAACGGAAGCGTGACCATCACGGCGCGCGTGCAGGACATCGCGGACACCTACACCGACCTGCACGGCGACGGCGTCTACTGGAAGGGCATACAGTTCACCGCCGTGGCCAATCATCCCACGAAGGAAGTCACCCTCGCGGGCGTGATCGAGCGCGGGCGCGCGCCCATACCGGACGTGGCCGCCCCGGCCATCGGCGACCTGTACGAGTACACGGAGGACGGCTGGGAGTTTCGGGAATTCACCGACGCGGACGCGGTGTACTACTGACGGGAGGCGCCGACCATGTACATCAAGATCAACGGCACCAACTACAGCGCCGTCAAGAGCCTGACGTTCTCCCCTGAGGTAGACCTGACCGGCCAGTCCATCCCCGTGAACGAGTTCACTGCGGACATCATCTCATCTGGCATCAACGTGAGCCACGGCAGCGTGGCCAGCCTGTACGACGACCTGGACAACCTCTGGGCCTACTACCGCGTGACGCTGGCCGAGCGCATCGACCTGAACACTGTGCGGATCCGCGCCAAGTCCCACGTCTCAAAGCTCGACCAGTACAAACTGTCCCCCGTCATGTATCAGGGCGACAGCCTGGCCAGCGTCTTGCAGGGCATTTTCGCGCAGGTGGGCTCCGCGATCTACGAGGTAGACCAGTCCCTGCTGAGCAACACCGTGACCGGCTACTGCCCCGAGCAGACGGCCCGCGAGCGGCTCTTGTGGGTCTGCCTGTCCATCGGCGCCTGCGTCATCCACTCGTTCTGCGAGAACATCCGCATCGTGCCCATCTACGACGACGACGAGGACCCCGTGTTCATCCCGGACAGCGAGGTCTTCTGGAAGCCCACCGTCACCTTCGACGACTGGGTCACGTCGATAAAGATCAAGTACTACGCCTTCACCCGCAACGACGACCCGGGCACCAAGGACAAGTGGGTGGAGGCCGGCGGCTACACTTACACTTACACCGAACAGGAGTACACCCTCACCAACGACGACGCGCCCAGCACCGCCCCCGCCAAGGACATCACATTCGACGGGAACATGCTCATCAACGCCAACAACGTGGGCCTGATAGCCATCCGCCTTGTGAAGCAGTACTTCAAGCGCCCCGTATCGGCGGACGTGGACATCATCGACAACGCGGCCCACGTGCCCGGCGACTGGGTGATGGTGCGCACCGACGAACAGACGATCCGCCAGGGCTGCATCGCTTCGGCGGCCTATTCTTTTGGGGTGCAGGCGCGGGCGCGGCTGAAGCTGTCAAACGTCGCCGACGTGGAGGGCGCGACCCTGACCGTGCGCTACTTCGACGGCAACATAAAGATCGGCCAGCGGAAGCACCTGCTCCCCGTGGGCTACACCTACACGGTGCAGAACCCGTATATCGACTGGACGATGGACGGCCACCGCGTCATCTACAGGCCAGAGACCGACACCATCACCGGCGTCCTTGACGGCGACTACACCGAGGACGTCCCCTGCTACCCCGCGCTGGATCTGACCCTCCGGACGGGCCTTCTCAAGGTCATCTCCGTGGACGGCGCAAACATCGACAACGAAGGGACGGTGACCATCACATGAGCAAGGTCCTTGTGACCGAGGATCACCTCGGAGACATCGCGGACGCCATCCGCGACATGAACGGCACCGAGGACACCTACAGGCCCGGCGACATGGCTTCGGCCATCCGCGCCATCCCCACCGGCGGCGACGTGACCGGCGTGAAGGGCGACGCCGAGGAGGAATACCGCACCGGCGACGTCAACCTGACCCCGGAAAACATCGGCCTTGGCAACGTGGACAACACGTCCGACGAGGACAAGCCCGTCTCCACCGCCACGCAGGAGGCCATAGACGACCTGTATGAGACCATCATCCCCGGCGTGCTGAACGCGGAGAACTACACCGCCGTGATGAAGCAGTGGTTCGACTACAGCGGCGCGGCGGAGCTTCAGGACGTCTCCCGGCTCTGCGACAAGTGGTACACCCTCACCCGCACCGGCTGGAACGGCGGCACCCGCTTCTACCATGCCACAACGTCCCTTGCCTCCGACGGCACGAAGGTGGGCGACAACGAGGGCATGACCGCCGCCCCGTCCACCAACGAAACGGCAGGGCAGGACGACTATCAGGACGTCCCCCTGTTCCACTGCCTCGACTGCAATTGGTATCTGGACGGCGACGGCAAGCCCCACATCACAGCCATTGAAGGCGTCTGCGGCGCTTTTGAGCGGAATAACCCCGCAAAGCTCGTGGGCGTCATCCAGATGGCCGGATGGTATAAGCGTGTGGAAGATGCTGAAAACGACACCTTCACCCACATGTACACCGACGAGATCGGCGCGGCGGGCTTCAGCCCCCTGCCCGAGGCCGTGGATCTGGACGGCACCGTGCGCACGTGGGTCGTCCATGCCAAGTACGCGGCGGGCGAGGATTGCGGCAGCTATTCCGGCGCGGTACCATGGACCCTGACCGCCTCCCACAACAGCGTGCTCACCGCCATCCGCACAGCCCGCGGCACGGAATACGGCGGCAAGACGTCCGCCGACGACGCCTTCCTGAAGCTGATGTTCTTCCTGAAGTACGCGAGCCTCACGGCAGACGGCATACTGCAGGGCTGCGAGTATTACAATTATCAATACCCCGTGGCCGAGCAGGAGACAGGCGTCGAGCGCGTCATTCTCACCTCCGCGCAGGCGGCGAACATCCGCGTGGGCTCCACCGTGATGGTGGGCAACCCCACGGCCTTCTCCAGCGGCACCACACTGAACACCAACCGCAATCAGGCAGGCATGCGCGCCAAGGCCGACCGCAAGAAGGTCACCCGCAAGGAGACCATCACCGGCGGCAACGTGGCGATCTACATCGACAACGGCGGCACGACCTTCGACACCACCGCCGACACCATCACCACCACCGGCGACGCCCCCACCTACGTCTCCACCTCCCCGTGGTACACGGGCGCCTGCGACGGCGTGCGCGGCGTGGACGGCTCCCCCACCTCCCCCACCAGCGGCGCCGAGCCAGCGATACTGCAGGGCATCGAGTACGCGCTGGGCGCCTACGAGATCGTCTCCGACAGCATACTCAAGTACTACAAGGACGAAAACGACGCCTACCACCTGACCGTCTATACCTGCCGCGAGACCGAAAACTACGACACAGAGATCACCGAAGACTACACCCTCGTCGGCTACGAGCTGGACTGCCCCGGCACTACCGCGTGGATCGCCATCTCCGAGCTGGGCTTCGACCCCGACCTCCCCGAGGTGTGGTTCCCCAGCGTCATCGGCTGCACGTCCACCCAGCGAACCCAAGACGCCATCAACATACTCGCGTCCAGCACATCCGCCTACCAATGGCTCTCTGCCGGCTTCCTGTCGTCCAACATCAGCAACGGCGGCCTGTCCGTCGTCCGCGCAAACCTCGCCCTGACCGGCACGGACTGGAGCGTGACGGCGCGATTGTCCGCCACCGGCAATCGGGGGACGTATGCGGGGGAGTGAGGGGATGAGGAGACGAGGGAAAAGGGAAAAGGGAAAAGGGAACAGGAATAGCCCGGGCCCCGACGGTAAAGTGAACAGGGAACAGGGAACAGGGAACAGGGAACAGGAATAGCCCGGGCCCCGACCGACTGCCCGGCACCGCCCCGTCGCCATCACACATCACCGCCCCGTAGGGACGCCATTCATGGCGTCCGCGTAACCCCCGTTGCCCTCACACATCACCAGTTTGTCCCGCGTGTCCCACGTTTTGTCCCACGTGTCCCACGTTTTGTCCCGCGTGTCCCACGTTTTGTCCCACGTGTCCCACGTTTTGTCCCGCGTGTCCCACGTTTTGTCCCACGTGTCCCACGTTTTGTCCCACGTGTCCCACGTTTGTCCCGCGTGTCCCACGTGTCCCACGTTTTGTCCCACGATAGCACACAACCCGCCCCCGTAAGGACGCCCCTGTGCAGGTGTTGCGTTTTTTGCAACAACCTATACACAACCCCCCGTAGGGACGCCCCATGGGGCGTCCGCGTCACCCGTCCAACGTCCCGCGTGCCCCGTCACCCGTCACCTGCACACACCGACCATGAAAGGAAAGACACACCATGCACACCGTCTATTACACCGGCCCATTTGTTCCCGTTGAACGGAACGTCCGGAAGCTCGAGCGCCTCGTGGACGTGTGGCTTCGGCGCGATCCCCGCGAAGACGCGGACGGGCTGAAGTGCGCCGACGAGCTGAAGATCACCTTCCCGGCATCGTCCGCGCCGTCCCTTGAGTATCTGGAAGACCACATCGACGACTACTTCGACGCCGACGCGACCCCGGACCCCACCATGCAGGACGTGATCGACGCACTCAACGAAATGACCGAGCTGATCTTAGGAGGCGACTGACATGGCTGAATTCTACGCAAAACTCGTGCGCGCGGGCGTGAAGACGCTGGAGCAGGTACCGATCAAATGGCGCGAGGCCGTGCGGCGGATCCTCGAGCGGGAGGAGACCGGCGATGTCTAAGGACATAGTTATTCAGGAGGGCGGGCAGGACAAGCTGCTGGGCGGCGCGTCCAAGCTCCGCACGCGCCTGCGCGCCGGTGGCTCCTGCGACTGGGTGCTGCGCGAGGATATCCAGCAGAACCACCTGAGGGCCACGAAGAACGGCAACTACAATACCGACCCAGGCTACGGTCAGGTGGAGGTGGACGTGCCCCAGACCGTGGAGCACAACGACTACGAGATCGGCGACGACGGCGGCGATCCCCCGGGCACCAACCCCAAGTGGGCGCACTGGGTGGGCACACTCAGGGAATTCATGGCGCTGGAATACTACGACGCGGACACCATCTACTTCGTCGTGCCCTATACGTCCGACCCGTGAGGAGGCGACCCCATGGCCCACATCATCAGCGAACAGGACAC